GCAACGCAAGACTTGAATATTGCTAAACTTGCAGAAGATCAACGCCAGTTTAACGAAGAAATGCAAGCTAAGACCAATAAGACTATTGCAGACTTAGAAGCTAAATATACAGAGCTTGAATTGAAATATAATGCAGATGTACCAGGGAGCAGAGTATGAATGAGCAGGTAACAAAAAACGACAATGCCGCCTTTATCTTCGGACAAGAGGCGGAAGCGGTACTAAATAATAAGGCCTATAACTTTGCAATAACTGCAATGAAAGGGGATATTGTTGCAAAATTAGCAATTAATCCTATTATGGGTGATAATGACTCAACGATTGAGCTTGTGCGCCGATTGCAGTGTATTACTGACCTAGAGGCAAGGCTTGAGCAGATTATGCGAGATGGTAAGTTTGCAGAAGCTAACCTAACCGCAAATGAAAATAACCAGAAAAGGAATAAGCGATAATGCTAGACACTCTTTTAGAACCTAGTGAAATTGCCGACAAGTTTTATAACAAGTCAGAAGCGGAAGACTCCGAACAGGAACAATTGGAAGCCGATGACGATGTGGAAGAATCCAGCGAGGAAGAAGACGCTGAAGAGTTGGAAGGTGAAGAAGCTGAAGATGAAGCAGAAGACGAAGACGGTGACGAGCCTCTAGACGTATTTGGTCAAGAGATAACTCGTGAAGACTTTGAAACTATGCAGAAACAACAGTTGATGCACTCCGATTACACTAAGAAGACGCAAGCATTAGCTGACGAACGAAAGAAGGTTGAAGCGCTAAATACCGACTTAAGTTCATATATTGCTGAGTTTGAATCTACTTATGTGAATGAGGCAAGTGAAGAGGAATTAAACGAGCTTTTAGAAGATGGTGACACAGCGGAATATCTGCGACGCACCAACGAAATTAAAGCTAACAAGGCGAAGCTAGAGGCTATTAAAGCCAAACAAGCCGAGGCGTTTAAAACCATACAGACTGACGAAAACCAAAAGCTAATCGAGCTGATGACTGATTGGGCAGACCCTAAAACAGGGCCAGAAACCCAAAAGGCTGATATTGATAAGGCTCTAGGTTATGCGGAAGCTGTTGGATTCACTAAGGAAGACCTCGAAAAGCTCGCAGACCATAAGGTTATTCGAGCATTAATCGACGCTGGCAAGTATCAGTCGCTGAAAAAGTCTAAGCCTAGTTTGACTAAGCTGAAGACGAAAGTTGCTAAGAAAGCCAGTAAAAAACCAGCTCGCAGCACTAAGAAATTAAGCGCAGCAGAGTTATTCTACCCTAAGAAGGAAAAATAAGATGGCTACTCTGGCTAATAACGTATTGACGTTAAATGATTGGGCAAAGCGCCGCGACCCAGGTGGTAAGACTTCTATGATTGTTGAGGCTCTTAGTGAGTCGAATATGATTTTAGAAGACATGATGTTCAAAGAAGGTAACTTGCCAACAGGTGAGCGTGTGACAATCCGAACAGGTTTGCCAGATGTTTACTATCGCATGATGAACGAAGGTATTCCAAAATCTAAGTCTACCACTGCTCAGATCACTGAAAACGCCGCTGAACTTACTGCGCTTTCTGAAATTGATAAAAGCACTGCTGACTTAGAAGGCGATGTAAACGAATTCCGCCTAAGTGAATCAACGGCTTTCTTAGAAGCTATGTCACAAAAGCAAGCGGAAACTTTGTTCTATGGTTCTGCTGCTAACCCTGAAGAGTATGTTGGCCTAGCAAACCGTTATGGCGATTTGTCAGCTAATAACGCTCAAAATATTCTTGATGCTGGTGGCACTGGCTCAGATAATACCTCCGCATGGCTGGTATCTTGGGGTTCTCAAACTGTTCACGGCGTATTCCCTAAAGGCTCTACAGCTGGTATTAAACATACAGACCATGGCGAAGACTGGGCATTTGATCCAAATAATAACCGCTTCCGTGCTTATATTGACAATTATGAGTGGAAAAACGGCTTAGTAGTTAAAGATTGGCGCTATGCTGCTCGTATTGCAAACATCGATGTATCAGACTTGGTTGGTTTGACTGGCACTCAGGCTCTAGCGGCTTCTACCTCGTTGATTAAGTTAATGAGTCGAGCTATTGACCGTATGCCGTCACAGACTGGCAATATGGCTTTCTATGTTAACCGTACTGTAGCGTCACACCTACGCATCATCGGCCTAGAAAAGTCTAACTCTGCTGTATCTGTTGAGCCTGGTTTAAACCAGTTTGGCGAAAACATCATGGTTACTCGTTTCCTTGGCATTCCGGTGCGCTTGGTTGATAAACTTTCAGAAACCGAAGCCCGCGTGGTTTAAGGAGAAATATTATGATTCTTGATTCTTTATTGAAGTTCTCAGATGCTCAGGCACTGACCGCAACTGCTGTATCAACTAACGTTGTCCCATTAAGTCTTGACCGAGATATCGGCATTGGCGAACCAATGGGTGTGGTTATCACTGTTGGCGTAGCTGCTGACTTTACTGACCTTGATGAGACCTACCAGTTTCAATTGCAAACCGATGATAATGATGCGTTTTCATCTGCAACTGTTATTGGTGATGTCACCGTTGTTGCGGCAAATCTAGCTGCAGGTGATAAGGTTGTTATTCCTATTGGTCATTCTAATGAAGCGTTCTTGCGATTAAATTACATCCTTGGTGGTACATCCCCAAGTGTAACAGTTGACGCATACTTACAGCCATTAAGCATGGTTGATGCTTCTGCTACTTACGCAAGCGGCTACTCAATTACATAGGGTGACTTATGAAAGTGAAAGCTCTTAAACAGGGCTTCTTTAATGGTCAGATTCAGCGTGAAGGCGCTGAGTTTGCCATTGATAGTGATGAGCAGCTAGGAAGCTGGATGCAAGTCATAGAAGAACCCAAGCAAGAAAAGCCTAAGCCTAAAAAGCAGAAGGCAAAAAAAGAAGAAGTTCAGCAAAAGCTAGACTAATTCATTTAAGGCCCAATCCGTAAAGGTGCGGGCCTGTTTTATATTGAAGGTGATTAAGTGGCTTTAGATACATACGCAAACCTCAAAGAAGCTGTTCAGGATTGGTCACATCGTACTGATGTTAAGAGTCGAATGGATGACTTTATCTTAATTGCAGAGCAGGAGATGTATAACAATAGCTTCGAGGCTCTAGAAGTGCGCTCACAGGAAGTTAAAACCTCTACCGATACAGTCGTAGGTTCTAAGTATATAGCGCTACCAGACGGCTACGAGTCAATGCGCAGCATTCTTATTGATGATAAGTCTACAGATGCAAATCAGTATGAATTGACATACAAAACCCCAGAATTATTACGCCGCCATTCAACTAATGGCCGCCCGTGTGAATTCACAATAACAAACCAGATTGAATTCGACCGCCCTGCTGATGCTATTTACAATATTGAGATTCAGCACTTGGCAAAAGTTCCAGCTTTGACAGCATTAAATCCGACTAACGATATTCTTACCAACTACCCATCCATTTACTTGTCTGGCTGCCTGTGGGCTTTATACAGCTGGGCAAAAGACCCGCAAAGTGCTGAAATATCTTATCAGAAGTTTATTAGTGCTATCCGTGGCGCTAATGACGCGGCTCGCAGTGGTAAGTATGGGCCAGCTCCAGTAATGAGAAGCGAGGGCTGGGTGGTATGACGTTTCAATCCGTACCTATTAACTTTGTTGGACAGTCTTATCAGCATCGTTCGCGCTCGCTATCATCTCAAGTGACTATGAACCTGATTCCTGAGTTTGTGCCAAGCGGTAAGACTCAGACAGCTCTAACAGCATGGCCGGGTTCTAAATCATTCTCTACCGGTTCAGGTAAAGATAGGGGGATGCACGTCTTTGCCGGTACTTTGTTTAAGGTATCAGGTAATACACTGGAATCAATCGCGGCGAATGGCACACGAACAAGTTTTGGCACTATCGACGGAAGCAATCCTTGCATATTCGCTGATGATGGCTACACAATGCGAATAGCAACTGGGAATAAGGACTACCAAGTAAAAGATGGTGTTCTTTCAGTTATTGTCGACCCAGACTTAAACCCCGGTAACTCAGTAGCTTACATTAATCAGCAAATGATCAATGATTCAAATGGCGGCCAGTTTCAAGTGTCCGATGTTGGCGTACCCGGCTCTATTTCTGCCAATAACTTCGCCACTGCTGAAAGCTCACCAGATGACACTATTCGCGCCTTTACGTTTAACGAGCGCCTTTATTTGTTTGGTGATGGCAACTCAACGGAAACTTGGTGGAACTCAGGCAGCGGTAACCCACCGTTTGACCGCGTGCAGGGTGGGACTATGAATATTGGTATTTCTTCGCCTTACTCAGCAGCATCGAGCACTGATTTTGTGTACTTTCTTGGTTCTGATAATTCGGTATATCGTTTCTCTGCTACTCAGCCAGAGCTAATAACACCCACGGCAATATCGGCAATATTCCAAAGCTATACGACAACGACTGACGCTAGGGCTTATGTGGTAAATATTGAGGGCATGTCCTTCTATGTTATCAACTTCCCTACAGCGGGTAAAACTTGGGCGTATAACGAAGACGGAAAGGCATGGTTCCAGTTATCGACCGGTGCAGACCAAGATAACTATACTGGCACATCATACGCCGAGGCTTACGGAAAGAAATACATCGGTAGCGGCGGGAATATTTTAGAATTAGATATTGATACCTTTACCGACAATGGTGAGACAATCATTCGTGAACGTGTTACGCCTCCAGTTGTAAGTCCCAATGGTAATCGTATTGAAATGTCTAGCTTAACCCTGCTAATGGAAACAGGAACAGGCTTAATAACTGGTCAAGGTGTTGACCCCAAGGTGATGATTCAAGCATCCTATGACGGCGGGAAGTCGTGGGGGGGTGAGGACTGGGTTGATATTGGCAGGCTCGGCGCAGGTCGTGTAAAAGTCGAGTGGTACAACATGGCCTCTGCTTATGAGATACTTATACGAGTTCGTGTGAGTGATCCTGTATTTGTTTCGTTTCATAGCGCTTCTATAATGCTTAGAGAGGCTGGCTGGTAATGGCTACTAAAGTTGATCCGTTTGTTATCCCAATCCCTAGAAGTCTTAATCAAGATCCAGAAACGCGGCGCTATTTTGAATATCTAAACCGTTGGGCACATGATATGTGGGTTCGCTCTGGCGCTGCTACTGATGCCGTGTCGGTAATTGGTTCGGAATCAAACAGGAAAGCTGATACCTTGCTTTATTCTGTATTAGATAAGGTATCATTAGGTGATAATCTTTCAGTCGACACAACAGGTTTCACGGCTGACAACACAAACTTTACAGTAGATATGACGGAATCCTAATGGCACAACAACTTATCAATATCGGTTCTACGGCAAACGATGGCACAGGAACTAACTGGCGAACATGCTGGGACTACACTAATCAAAACTTTACCGAGCTATACGCAATAGCCAACGCTGTTGGTGTTCAGTTTGTGGGCGTAGAGTCAGACTTTGCAGTTCAAAACGCTACGACAATCACGCTAGAGTCGAAAAAGGTTTACTGGATAACAGCGGGAATAACCACAGCAAAGCGTTTTGTTGTTGAGGATGGTGCAGTACTGACCGCTATGAATATCTCAGGCGACCCGCTAACCTATACCGGCAGTGGTTCAATGTTTACCGGTACTGATGCTTCTTTTACTATTCAAGATATTGCCATCGACCACCCTAGCTCTCAGGCCTTTAGCTTTACTGATAATATTGGCGGTGCAAAGCTGTTTATTGCTAGCAAAGTTAGGAATTATACCGGGCTTAAGTACGGCACATTCAACAATATGCAAACCGTCTTAATAGAAGGTAGTTCGGCCTTGGCAATGGATGACGGCATCTCTCTGACGGGTTCAAGTCAAATCGTTGTGTCTGTTGATAAGTTATTTATAGGATCATCGAGTGCGACATTTAAAGGCTTGGATTTAGGCTCGTCAATATCACAGACTATTGAGATGTCGGATTTTATTGTTAATGCTCCAGCTGGCGCTTACGGCATTTCTGGCCTAGCATCTAGTGGCAACGTACCTTCTGGCCGCTTAGCAATGGTCAGTAATAGCGAGTTTGGAGGCGGATTAACACCACTGCAGAATATCACAACGGATGATATTAGATGGCAGTTTTCAAACAACACACCAATACCTGATACGTTTGCTGATGCCTTCTTATCAATGCGCGCAAATGCCACGGCAACCACAATATCGGCGATCAACACGCCTGTTAAAGTTGCTGGAACCTGGGTTATTGAAAGACAATCTATTTTCACCTGTACAACAGCAGGCCGAGCAACATACAACGGAGAACGAGACATTGTTATCCCTGTTGATATTACGTTATCAGCCGCTCCGGTATCAGGAACCAATAAAACGGTTAAGATATATCTAGCCAAGAACGGCACAGCAATAGCTAATAGTGAAATGCTTAGCCGTATAGACTCGGGCGACTCTAAAAACATAAGCACTATGTGGCAGCTATCAATAACCACAGGTGATTATTTAGAAGTATTTGTTGCCAATGGTTCGGATACAACTAATATCCTTGTTTCTGACGCATTATTCAGGATTCGATAATGACTGATATAGTTTTAGTAGCCAGCCAAACAAACGGCGCACCAAACTCTATTGAGCAATTCTACCAGTCGCCTACGGGCGGCAATGGTACGATAATCACGGCATTTTCTGCCATTAATAACTCGGGTGTTAATGCTTCATATAAGGCGTATATCTACGACTCCACAGGTGCAGCGGTTAAACCTGTTATTCCAACGAAGATAGTAGTGCGGAATCGGTTTGATATTGCGCCATCAATAACTAATCAGCTTATCCCTAATGGCGGATCACTTCGTATGGAATCAAGCGCAGCAGACTCAATCACATTCCGCGTTTCTGGTGTTCAGTTATGATAGTTATCTGCGAGGATTATGATCTGATAAACCATTTCATGTCCTTGCCTGAAATAGCTAGATATAGTCGAGAGTTTGGGGCGGTTGGTCAGAATTACACACCTGATAAGCGTGAGCTATGGCTAGCCTACTCAGTAGATGGGATAGCGGCAGGGCTTATTAATATGCATTCAGTCTCAGGCTCTGCATTCCAGTTTCACCCCTACATATTAAACGAACATAAGAAAGATTATGTTAAAATGTGCGTAATGTTTTTTAAGTGGTTTGATGAATTTATGCCAGCGCAAGCGGTAAAGTTAAACGCGGTAATACCCTCACCTTACAGGGCTGCTTTAAGGGCTGCCGAGTCGGGCGGAATGACCAAAGAAGGTACAGACAGAATGAGCTACAGAACAAGAACAAAAGTATGTGATAGAATACTTTATGGCATAACGCGCGAGGAAATTCAGCATGGGTAAAGAATTAGCATCAATCGACCCAACAACAAAAGACGGTCTAGCTAATCTAGCTACAGGCGGCCTATCTGGACAATTTAATGCCGTAGGTAGTGGTCTAGCAAATATTGGCGACAAGATCGATGATAATCTTCTAGGCGGTAATGAAGAAGATGCAGCCAAGGAAGCAGCAAGGCAACAGGAAGAGGTTGGCAGGTTAGCACTACAGCAGCAGAAAGAAGCAACCGAGCAGATTCGCGGCGATTTAGAGCCATTTAGAACACTGGGTTCTGATTCTATACCTCTGCTACAAGGCGCGGTTAATGACCCTTCAGCTAGAGTTCTAAGCAATCCATTCTTTCAAGCCATGGCAGCAGACCAAGAACAGCGCCTAATGGCATCAGCAGCAGCTAGAGGAAAGCTAGGCTCAGGCGGCGCTAACGATGACTTGCAGCGTAATCTTTTACTACTTGGCAATCAATTCGGACAGCAAGACGTTACAAACTTGGCTAACCTTACTACTATTGGTGCAAACGCAGCAGCACAGACAGGCACAGCAACACAGCAAGGCGCTACAGCGGCGGGCGGTATTCTAAGCGGCATAGGTAACGCTCAGGCAGCTGGAACTATTGGCGCGGCTAATGCTCGATCTCAGGGTGTTCAAAACCTCATATCGATAGGAACTGGTGTGGGTTCATATTTTAGCGGAGGTCAGGGATAATGGCTTTTCAATTAGACACAAGATTACCTTTATTAACTCAGGGTGTTAATGCCGGTCAAGGTGTGCAACAGGGTTTGCAAATCGGTGGAATGCTTGCAGACTTGCAGAATGCGCGAGAGCTTCAACCAATTAGAAAGCAAATCCTAGAGCAGAGCGCACAGGAAGGTAAGTTGCTTAATGAGCAAAATCAGCAGGCAGCAGCGCAGGCCAATCAAGCTCAGTTAATCGATAATGTGGCGAATGCTTATTCCAGCGTTAAGTCACTTGTTGACGCGGGTAAGTTTTCAGAAGCTGCTGATCAGTTGGAAGCTAATAAGGCGGTGCGCGCTCAATCTGGTGCCACAAACTTTGAAGACACGGACGCGGCAATTGCAGCTCTTCGAGGCAATAACCCGAAAGAAATCAATCGAATTAAGCTAATGGGTGAACAGGCCATTAAGATTTCTGAGGCTAGAAAGAATGCAGAACTTGGCACCTCTGTTGAGAATAGAGCGTTTGAACAGCAAATTGCAGGGTTTACGCCAGAAGAAAAAGAAAAAGCCAGAAAGGTAAAAGCAGGACTAACACCAAGAGCTGTTGGTTCGTCTAGCCAGACAATCGCAGGTACAGGCCAGACCGAAGTCGTGGCAGAATCCGAGGCAGCAATAGCAGCCAAAAAAGCGGCAGCGGTTGAGGCGGCAAAACTGGCGGAGCAATTAAAGCTAAAGCCAGAGGTTGAGGCGGCGGTAAATACCGCGGTAGCGGACGCTTTGGCGGTTAATGACCAAGAAGCAGAAGGTCGCTCAAACAAGAAGGCGTTTAAAATATACGAGGCAGGTATTGGCTCACTACTAAGCGGCCTTAGTGGCACCTCTACCGGGCCTTTTGTCGGCCTTATCCCTGCTATAACAAGCAGCGCTCAGATAGCATCTGGAGCAGTTGCGGCAATGGCACCGATATTAAAAACCTTATTTCGAGAGGCTGGGGAGGGCGGATTCTCTGATGGTGATCAAAAGCTATTGCTTGATATG